CTTGAACCGTTGGAACCAGTCAAATGTGACCGTGTTTTTGAAAATAAACCTATCGATCGATCATTGCTTGAACCTGCCTTACCAACATCCCACAAAGTCAAATTTGTTCTAGATAAATGTGAATATAAATTAGAAAATTTACCCGAAGAAAACGAATCCGATATTAACAATTTAAGCGAGAATGTTGAAGCCATGACCATTGATGCATATCAAGAAATCGAAGATGAAGAAAACAAACAAGAATTATCTGCGTCCATGGAAGACTTCATGCGTCAATACGAAGAAGAACTTGATAGAGAAGAGTCAAAGAAAAAGAGTATTTTACGCAAACCCTTTAAACGTGCCAAAATTGAAGAGTATTTGGCGTACGATTTTGATGACCATGCACCAAAATCATCTTCTCAACCCAAAGAACCCGAACATAATATCGATTTACCTAAGGGTGAAAGAATTGATGATTCACCAAAAATTGACCTTATTTCATCACCATCGATGGACACATCACCTCCACTTGAACCAATCGATGTTCCTAAAGAACCATCCGACAATAAAACAACACCACCACCAATCGAAAAAATCAAAGCAAAAAATCAAACATGTAAATGTAAACATAACTGGACACACCGTATTAATTGCGATGCCACTTTTCAATTTAAACCTAGACCTGACGATTTGATCAACGAAATCGTCTCTTCTTTTAAAAAGATGGTAGAACTCAGCGAAGAAGACGCACTCAAATTAATTAAAACTATCAGTAGCTGTTCTAATCAAATCGTTTTACCATGCTGCAATGGTATCGCCGGTGGCCGAAAATCTCGCACTTTCTTGGAAAATATGTGTCCTAAATGTTCCGTCATCATTGCACCGTTTAATAATGTTATAGCCGATATCAAAGATCAAACTGCTTTAACACATCAAGTGTTTGTTAAATCACTTTTATCCGGTCGTTCTTTCGATTATATAATACTTGACGAAGTGTTTGCTATACAACCCATTTACATCAGCATTATATCCAATCTTGCCATTCAAAATAACCCAAAGGTTAAAATATTCGGTTTAGGTGATAGCGAACAGATAACAGACCGCGATTACCAAGCACATGGTTCTTTGTTTTCAGTCAAATACAAACCTGGGATGAGCTACGAAACAGTTACACATAGATCACCAATTTGTGTCGTCAAATTGCTCCAGAACTACATACCAGGTTGTACAACAACATCGACAGAGCAAGG